AAACTAGGCAAGGTATAATTGTAAACAATTTATTAACATTTTCCCCAAGCGTCTAAAACTGTCATTATTGGCATGAGTTTTGCTAGCAAGTATTCTATCAAATTGTCTGACAATATGTTAAATAGTCAGACTTGACATTTTTGCTCAATTGGGATAAAATGTGATTAACAAATAAATCAGGAGGGAAAACTATATGTACAGAATTAACAAGTCTTACATAGAAAAATGTTTAAGAATTATAGAAAAAAGTTATAAGGACAACTATTTTGACTTATATGTTAATGGAGTATTGTATAAACGTGCACTAAATAATTTTGAAGTTAGAGATGCATTACTTTTATTTAAAAATTATAAGGGCATAATAACACAAGATCTCGTATACAAGAGTGATGTGTTTTTATGGTTAGAGGTGTAAGAATGGAACGAGTAAAATATACGAACACAGGTGTTACCCCGTTAAGTGTAATTCGTACATCTGATAAGGGGCATTATATATTTGATGACACAAAAAATGGTACTTTATCAATCTTTGTAATTAGAGTAAGAAATCACAGCAAGAATGAATCAGCAAAATGTAAGCTGTGTTTTGACAATAAAACAATTATCATAGAAAGTAGCAAAGAGGCTATACTTGCACAAATAAGCAACACATATCTCTCAGATATGTTACTTTTTACAAACAGGAAAGATTTGTTTGATAAATTGTTTGCAGGAAAATCAACGAAAAAATTTATGTCCGGTTCTTTATTATTGGATGGTTATATAGGAAAATGTGTTTTGATTAAATTAAGAAAGGATGGTGTCTTAAAATGAAAATTAGTTTGAATGATTGTGTAGTTATTGGGGAAAGCAATAAAATTTTTGATATTATGTTAGCATATAACACATACTTAGATAATCAGATTGAATGCTCATGTTATAATGATGCAGACAATCAAGCAAAAGGACTTTATAAGGCTTTTGCATCATATATAAGTGAATATCCGCAAGCATTATTAACGTTGCAATTTATGAAAGATATAATAAAGTCTTGTGACGGATTAGAAAAGATAGTGTTATATCGTAATGAATACTATTATTTATATGATAATACATTAGATTGTACAGAAATATTTATCCGTGATCTTAAAATAGTTGGCAATGTATTAATTATATTTTGTGATTGAGGAATAGCAAAATGAAAAGACAATCTAAAATCCCACTTGCAACAAGTGGTCAGAATGTCAATGTAAAATCATTGACAACGTCTGAGCTGTTGCAGCTCAGACGAAAACTTGCAAAGAGGATTAATCAGCGTATGCGACGTCTCAAGAAAAAAGGTCTGACACAAGGTGGGGCATATGCTGATTATCAGGATTTGCTTAATAGGTTTTTTGGTGGCGCAGAGCGGATTCCAGAAAATATGAAAATCTATAAGCATCTTCCAAGAACAGAAGTAGCTGCCATGCAGAAACTTTTAAAAGAGAAAACTTCCACTATACAGGGTTGGAATGAGATTATGGCTGCAAGAGTTCAGACTATGTATGATCGTTATGGTGTTAAATTTAAAAACAATTTTGAATTAGCGGATTTTATTAATTCCTTAGAGTTTGAAGCCATGAAAAAAAGTTATGGCTCAAAACAGTTATTAAGAATGATAGAAAATTCTGGTATGACACCAGACGAAGTAAAAGAAGCCTATCATAGTTTTGTGAGAAAACAAGACAGAAATACAGCTACAGAGATAGCTAAAATGTTAGGTTTTAAAAATGAACCAGAAGCATTAAAATATAAAGGAAAGTAGGTAAAAAAATGATAGTCGCTGATTATCCAGTTATATATTTTAAAAACTATGATTATATGCGACTATTTGATGGAAATTTTATAAAGAAAAGCAATGCAGGTCATTTTCAGTCGGTCTATGAAAAAATCATCACAGTAGATACTGAGACCTTTGTTTTTGATAAAAAGGACATTGGTTTTATCACTGATTGGACTATCACAATTGAAAATGATTGTTGCATATACGGGAATCATGTTTATGATCTGGTTAATACAATAGATCGAATTGCTGACGTACTACATGCAGATAAAGAGCATCTAGTTCGTTTTTATATTCATAATTTTCCCTATGATTATATGTTTTTGCGTAACCACATGATTTCTAAATGGGGTGAACCTGATCGAAGTCTTGCTTCAAAAACGCATAGATACATCTTCATGGATTGGACTACTTTTGGAATAGAGTTTCGTGACAGTCAAATTTTGACACAACGATCACTTGAACGTTTATGTCAAGACATGGGTACTACTGCAAAAGCAGTAGGAACATGGGATTATAAAAAATTTCGTACCCCTGATTCTGGCAGGAGTTCAAAAGAAATAGCTTACGTCTGCACTGATACTATAGCCTTATGTAAGGCTTTGCGTAAATACATTGCAGACAGAGGATATACAGTAGCAAACGTACCCTTAACAAATACAGGTTTTATCCGGAATAAGGCAAGAGCAGAAAGCCGAAAAGATAAGAAATGGCGAAAAAAATTTTTGCAAATGCAGTTATCTTTAGAACAGTATAAACAACTATTAGACTGCTATCATGGCGGTTATACTCACGCAAATCGTTTTTATGTTAATCGTATAGTTACGAAAAAAATGCAGTGCTATGATTTTGCGAGTAGCTATCCTGCAGTCATTTGTTACAGAAAATATCCAATGACACAATTCGTCTATACAGATGGTTTGTCATTAAAAGATATTTTGGAGTTAAAAGAAGATTATGCCTTTTCTGGATATATTCGTCTAACAAATGTAAGATTGAAAAAGGAATGCCCTATGCCACCTATGGCATTTCATAAAGCAAAATCATGTGTTTTTCCTAATGCTGATGGACGAACACAAAAAAGTATTTTTGCTGATAATTTAGATAATGGAAAAATTGTAAATGCAGACATAGTAATTTATCCATTTACTGACCCAGATTTACAAGTTATTCTTGATTCATATGATTATGATAGTGCTGACGTTGCAAGCGTTATGCGGGCAGAAAAAGACTACTTACCAGAGTGGTTAATAAACTATGTAATGAGTTTGTATTTTAACAAATCAACGTTAAGACATAGTGATCCTGTACTTTACATGATTTCAAAAGGTGAACTTAATGGAATATACGGTATGATGGTACAGAGAATTATTCAGCAAATTTGTGAGGAAGATTTTCAGACAGCAGAATGGTCAAGTGGAATACCTGAGGAAAAAGAGCAGGAATTACTTGAGAAATTTTACAAAAGCAGAAATAGCTTTCTTCCTTTTCAATGGGGGTGCTGGGTTACTGCATATGCACAGGAAAATCTGTATAAGCTAGGAGCATGCTGTGGTAAATGGATGTATTCTGACACAGACAGCGTAAAAGGGTATGAATGGGATATGGAAAAATTAAAATCATACAATGATGAAATAATCAGAATAAGTACAGAAAGAAATGTAGGAATTGTAAAATATAATGGTGAGGAATTTAGGCTTGGAATCGCTGATTTTGACGGTGAGTACACAGAATTTATCACTCACGGTAGCAAACGTTATTGTTATCGAGAAAAAGGTAATCTGCATATTACAGTGGCAGGAGTTCCGAAAGATGGAGTATATTGTCTTAATGATGATATTACAAACTTTAAAAAAGGATTTATTTTCAGTAATTCAAAAATATTCCGGGATAACTTTAAAAAAGCCAATCCAGATAAAGTACCAAAATGGAAAATGAAAACAGAATACATTAATATTCCAGAAATTAGAAAAATAGAAATGGATGGAAGTAGAATAGAGTATGGTTGTGCAATACGATTAACTGATACAGAATATGAATTAGATCATACAATCCCCTATGATAAAGAGACTGGATTGCCGTTAAAATTTGAAATGGATATACCTATTTTTGATTAGAAAGGAGAAAGAATGGCAGAATGGATTAGCAGATCAGGAGCATTAACAGAAGCTGAAACACAAAATAATGGTAGTATTTTTGGCTCTGTATTTACTGGACTTGGTTACAATATAAGTACAATTTCTGCATTGGCAGGCAATGCAAATGCAGAATCAGGAATCAATCCCGGACGTGTTGAAGAAGGAGGTGGAGGTGGATATGGAATTTTCCAATGGACACCAAAAAGTGATTTGATTGACGCTTGCCAACAGCTTGGTTTAAGTCCTTATACAAATGGTACAGTTCAATGTCGTTGCTTAGATGGGGAGCTGTTTACGCTTAGAAATCAATGGTATACTACAAGAGCATTCATTACACCTTATTTATCATCCGGAGCAACTTATGACATGATCGGGATTACTCCGGAGCAGTTCAGATCAAATAGCATGGGTTGGAATCCTGACAAATTAGCAGTATTATTCATGGTAGCATATGAGCGTCCAAGTCGTGATCCTGCAGTAAATCATGTTGATAGGAGAAAAGAGTATGCAAATAAATGGTATCAAATTTACACTGGAAACCCACCAGGACCTACCCCACCAGGACCGGGGAATCCTGATAAACATTTGATTGCAATTTTATCACAAAATAAACGTGGGCTTCACAAGTTATTTTAAATGGGGGGGCATAATGAGAAACAAAGATTTTCTTAAGTTACTTTTTCTAACTCTTGCCTTGTTTGGGTATATTGTTGGATTGGTATATATTTTATTTAACTTTATTATTTATCTTTAAAAAGGAGAAAAACATGAACGTAAAAATCACAGTAAGAAAGTATGAATCAGAAAACAGCAAAACAAAGGCATTTGTCGAATTAAAATTAGATAATGTGCTGATCGTAAAAGGTTTATCTTTGGTTGAGGGTAAGAAAGGATTATTTTTATCTTATCCAGCTTCAAAGGGTAAGGACGGCAATTATTATAACTCAATATACAGTCTTGATAAAGACTGGGGGAAACAACTTGAAGAAGCTTGTATCAAAAAATATAATGAGCTTGGTTCATCAAACAACACAAGTGGAGAATTTCAGTAAACAATTTAATTAGGGGGGGTATTGTACCCACCCCTTTTTTTATAAAAAGGAGAAAAATTATGAACATATATCAAAATGATGGTTGGCTAGATGTTTCCAAACTTGTACGGATTGCCGATAAAAATAAGATTAATTTTATTTTTATAATCGGTGCAAGACGAACTGGAAAAACCTATGGGATTTTTAATCATTTTATCAATGATGTTTTTTCAAAAAAAGAGAGCATTGTTTACATGCGTAGAACTGTCACGCAGCTTGAATCAGTCATGGCAGAAAAGAAAAATCCTTGGATTGATGTGAACATTGATTCTGGTCATTGTTTTTATTTTCGTTCTGTAAAAGGTGAAAAAAATCGTATCATTTTAGAGGAAGAATTACCGGATGGAAATACTGAATACCGCGGTGAGGCTTTCGCCTTAACAACAATGCAAAATAATAGAGGTTTTTCTGGTTCAGAATTTACGGAAGGGTTTTATGATGAATTTATCCCCGAAGAAATGGCCAAAAAAATGAATGGAGAGGAAGAGGCTTTTCTTAATGCCGTAGAAACAATCAGCTCTAATCGTGAATTAAAAGGAAAAAAACCTTTCCGTTGGTGGTTGGCTTCAAACAGTAATACTTTGGATAATCCTATTATAAATGCGTTTGGCTTGTTACCTTACTTAGAAAGAATGAAAAAGAAAGGTCAAGAGTTTGCACTGTTGCCGGATGCAGGTATAATGATAATTCTGATTAACAAATCACCGATCAGTGAGAAAAAAGAAACTACTGCACTTTATAAGGCAATCAACCGAAAAAGCAAATTTGCGAGTATGGCATTAGACAATGAATTTGCTTATGATGATACAAGTGCAGTTAATTCAGAAGATTTGCGTCAATATAAATTGATTTGCACAATTGCAAATTTTGGAATCTATGAACATAAATCAGAAGCAAAACTTTATGTTTGTGAGCATATTTCTGGATCCTGCAAAGATAATTATGAAGATACAGAACACGGGAGAAATCAGCTTAGGACTTTTCACAGCTATATTTATAATTTCATCATAACAAATAAAATAAGTTACCAGAATATGAATTGCAAATTTTTTATTGACAAAATATTCAAATAATTGTAGAATCATAAATAGGAAAGCAAGGCTAAACCAACTGCCGGAAGCAGAAGCCACGGGATGGTAACCCATAAGTGCTTTCCTATTTTTTTTAACCGTGGCAGAAAGGAAAGAAAAAATGAAAATTGAAGATGTAATTGCATTGACACAGGCAGGTTTTACAAAATCAGAAATTATTGACATGAAACAACCAGAACAGCAGGTGCTGCAGACACAGCAGACACAGCCAGCACAGCCGACACAGCCGACACAGCCGACACAGCCGACACAGCCGACACAGCAGGTACAGAATGATGCATTATTAAACGCAATCACAAATCTTACAAATGTTATTCAGGCGGGGAACGTGGCAGCAACAGGATTGAAGATGAGACAGAATCAGCCGGAGACAGCAGACCAGATTGCAAAACGCATGATGGAAATCATGAACTAGGAAAGGGGAAATAAAAAATGGCAGTAAATGACTTCACTCCACAGGATGCTTATACTCTTATTAATGCAGTAGCTAAACAGGCAACCGGGCGGGAGAATCTTACCGCAACAGACACAAGTTCTTTTGTGTCAGTAGGTGAGACACTTTTAAGAACTGGTGTAGAAAACACACTAAAAGCACTTAGTACGGTGTTTGCTTACACTTATTTTTCAAATGAAAAATACACTGGAAAATTGGCAGCAGTTGAGCAGACTTCCGGACAGTGGGGTGCAATCACACGTGAGATCACAGCACTGACACAGGATGCAGAAGCCTCACAGGATTGGAACACAGATCTCAATCCTACACAGTTGGACGATGGTAAATCCGTAGATATGTATAAAATCAACAAGCCAAAAGTGCTTGAGTTAAAATTTTACGGTACAAAAGTTTTACAGCGTCACATTACACGTTTCAGAGATCAGATTGCACAGGCATTTACAAGTGAAGCAGAGTTCATGCGCTTCTATGAGGCTGTTATGATTGAGTTCAGAAATGATATTGAAACGGATCGAGAATCAGGAAGGCGTGCAACAATGCTAAACTATATGGCAGGTCTTTCCAGCATGGGAGAAGAAGTTGACCTTACAGCAGAATTTAACACAAAAAATGGTACAAAATACACAAGAAATCAGCTGCTGACCACCTACAAAAAAGATTTCATGGCTTTTGTGATTGCAAGAATCAAACTTGATTCTGAAAAACTTACGGAGAGATCAGCGAAGTATCACGCTAACATTACAGGTTACAATCCGATCATGAGATTCACTCGCAAAGAAAATCAGCGGTTGCTGATGCTTTCTGAGTTCTGGATTGATTCTACAACTCAGGTGTTACCGTGGGTGTTTGATGACAAAGAGCTTAGAATCGAAAATAAAGAATTGATAAACTGGTGGCAATCAGCCGATGAACCAAGTGCAATCCAGATTACACCGTCAATTTTGGACGTTTCAACTGGTCACGCAAAACAGGCAGAAGCAGAAGTCAATTTGCCTTATGTACTTGGAGTACTGTATGATCGTAGAGCAATGGGTGTACAGTATCAGTTTGATTATGCTGACACAACACCTTTTAACAGTGCTGGTGGTTATTGGAACATGTATGTTCATTCCAGAAAAAACTACTGGAATAACTATACACACAACGGAATCCTTTACGTAATGGGAGAGGGGGGGAAATAAGCAATGACTGACACTTTACTTACCATTTTAGGAAACTATGTTTTTCCAATCGTTGCCTGTTGTGTAATGGCATACTTTGTTAAGTACATGTACGATCAGACAAATTCAAGAGTTGATAATCTGAATGAGCAGCATAAAAATGAAGTTGACACTCTCAGTGAAGTTATTAAAAATAACACAGTTGCTCTTGAAAAAATGAATACATTGATTGAGAGGCTGGAGAAATGAAACCTAATGAATTGATTGACAGTTTTAAAAAATTGTTAGGAAAACCTTATGTCTGGGGTGGTGAACACATGTGTGAGGGTGGCTATGATTGCTCCGGAGCTTTATATGCGGCATCAAATAATGCAGGTTACGAAGTACCAAGATTGACAGCACAGGGTTTTTCTAAAATAGGTAAAAACATTCCTATTGGAATGCAGGAACCGGGTGACTGCCTTTTCTTTGGTTCTTCAACAAATAAAATCACTCATTGCGCTGTTTACGTTGGCAATGGATTAATGATTGAATCCATAGGTGGAAAAAATAATACAAAAAACAATCCCGGTAAAGGTGTTGTAATTTCAAAGGTTACACGAAGATCTGATCTTAAACTTGTAAGACGGTGGTGGGATGAAACAGAAGTAAAAAAATCTTTTTACAAAGTTGGTCATACCTACACAGTGCAGGTGGATCATTTGCATGTAAGATGGTCAGCAGGAGGAAACATAAAATCACGAAATGAACTCACGCTTGACGGAATGCGACATGCTTTTGCAGATGGATGTTTGAAAAAAGGAACTGTGGTTACTTGTAAAGATGTAATTGAAAAAGATGATTGTATCTGGATTAAAATTCCATCTGGTTGGTGTTGTGCTGTTAAAGGAAAGGACGTTTATATAAAATGATTAATGTAGAATTTTATAATTTTTCAAAGAAATCAAATAGTACAGCAAGACCATCTAAGGGAACCAGTGTGCCTGTTGATCTTAAAAAGGGGACTACATTTCAGTCCCCTACATTTGTTTTGCGTTATGGACTAAATGATTTTTTAAATTTCAACTATGCAAAATGGAATGACCATTATTATTTTATTAATAGTGTAACGTCTATTAATGCAGCGCAAATTGAGGTGTCATGCACAGAGGATGTACTTGCAACTTATAAGGAAGAAATTGGAAACTATACATGTTTTATTGAGAGATCAAGCAAACAAAATAAACTTTATCCAGATGCAATGTATTTACCGACAGAAGATTGGCAGAGTATAGCAACGATCGTAGGTGAACCACTGAACACTTTTGTCAATGGGTATTTTCCCAATTTTATAATAAGAACGACTGCAAGTGATGGAATAAACCTCTATTACATGACGAATGAAGAAATGAATGATCTTCTAAAATTTATGTGGTCAGATGGAACATGGAAAGATTTAATTTCAGATGCATGGATGAAGTTGTTTTTTGATCCGTTCAAGTATATTTTAAGTATAGAATGGACACCGTTACGACTTAGTGCCTTTAAATCATTTTTTACAACTGTTCACTTAGGTTTTTGGGATAGTGGTGTTAGTGGGAATCAATTAGGTGGTACATATGAAGCACCAACAGTAAAATTTAGCTATGATCTGTCTTTTTCAAATCCTCTTTATGATTCTAGTGATTTCAGATATTGGAATACTAATTTTAGTAGATATGCTGTGAAAATACCATTTATCGGCGTAGTTAATATTGATATAACAAAAACAAATAAAGGACAGCTAATTGCAGATTATTTTTTCGATGCTGCATCAGGCTTGTGTGACGTTTGGCTTACATCTGGTCAAAATAAAATTGCTCATTATCAATTTTCACTTTCTGTACCCATTGAGATTGGTTATGCAAACACAAACATGACTAATTTAATAGGTAACACAGCAGGTGCAGTCGCAAATGTAGCAAGCGGTAATATAATTGGAAGCATTACAAGTGGCTTAAATGCTATTCAAAATGTTACAACACCAGAGGTGTCAGTAATTGGAAACACAGGAACAATCGCAGGTGTACTAGAAAATAAAGATGCTAGTTCTATATGTTATACAAGAAGTAGCACAGTTGTAAACGCTAATACAGATGGTTATGCTGATGGTCATACACGAAAAATCAATAGTTTATCAGGGTTTATAAAATGCAGAAATGCTTCTGTACCTATCAATGGCTATTCCGGGGATCAAGATGCAGTGAATAATTTTTTAAATAATGGCTTTTATTATGAATAGGAGGTAAAAAAATGTGGACACCACAAGGAATGGAAAAAATTAATTTAGTCCAAAATTACTGGCAACCTGCAGGAATAAAAGCAGATAGCAGATATACAGACATGTTTGATCGAATGCTATATGAGCGTGTAGCATCGGTATTTGATATAAAGTACAATGCTACTTTTGACATAGACTACTTTAAATTTGTCTTACTTGGTGCTGGATACATTTGTATTACTAACACAGATTTATATGGTCTAGTAGCTCAAATTTGCACTTTATACGGATACAACATTTATTGTAAGCCTACAATGGCAGAAATTCATTCTTTTGCTGATTCTGGTTCCATTGAAAAAGACGGTATGCAAATTGGGAAAGATTGTGCAATTTTGTATTTAAAGCCTACCAGATGCGGAATTTTTGACATAATTGGTTACTACTCTTATAAACTTGCATTAGTAGCAAGTGCATTTGATATGAATATTTTTAATTCAAAACTTGCATTTCTCATGGCTGCAAAAAACAAAGCAGGAGCACAGACGTTGAAAAAAATCTATGATAGTGTGCAGGCAGGGAAGCCAGCGGTTGCTTATGATGCAAGCATAAAATCTGATGATCTTAAGACCGGAAAAAATGATCTGTGGGATTCTTTTAATAAAGATTTGAAAAACAACTTTATTGCACCAGAACTGATTGAAGTATTCGAAAAACTTTTGGATCAATTTGATACAGAAGTAGGCATCCCATCGGTAGGTTCTGACAAAAAAGAACGACTAAATGTACTTGAAACGGAAAAAAATGACGTTGAGAGCGTGACAAGACTTACCACTTGGTTGGAAACGCTGCAGAAGGGTGTAGATGACGCAAATCGATTATACCCAACATTAAACTTGTCAATTAAATTAAAAAATTACAACACGGTTAAGGTGGTGAATGAAAATGGCTAATTATACCATGACCATTGCAGGGTTGTATAACTGGGATGAAACCTTGTTTGATGCTATGGATTTTCCAAAAAATGCAGACAAACAGAATTTTATTGATTCGCTAATTTTGTCTTATGGTTCTTGTGAACCTCTATACCCGGATTGGGATTTTATGAAAAACACTGCAATCCCTGCATGGAGTAGAAAATGGAAAAACAGCATAGAAAAGGTGTATGATCTTCTGGAAAAATTAGAGTACAACCCAGTTGAAAATTATGATCGACAGGAAAACTGGACTGACTCTCCAAACATTACAAGAGAAACACAACTCTCAGGAACTGACAGCAATAAACAAACGGCAGGACAGGGAAGCACAACAAAGCAGACAGGCACAGACACCAATGAGCAGAAAGTCAGCGCGTTCAATTCTTCCGGGTATGATCCTAGTGAACAGGACATCATGACATATGGAAACCAGACACAAATTACCACTTCAGGAGCAAATACAAACGAAATCTCATATGGACGAAAAGATGTAAACACAGAAAAAGGCAGCACGGAACATTCTGGACGTATTCATGGAAACATCGGTGTGACTACCACTCAGCAAATGATGGAAAGCGAAATGAGCTTGAGAAAGCAATCATTTATTGACTATTGCACAGGATTATTTGCAAATGATTTGTTGCTTTTAGTTTATTAAAAGGAGGAATATACATGTTTAACAATTACCCTCAAACAAGTATGCAGGACATGAATCTGGATTGGCTAATTAAAATTTCAAAAGAAAGTAACAACGTATTAAAAGGCATTGAAAAGCAGACAGAATCTATTGTAAACCAATGGATTAAAGAAAATTATGCAAGATTAATTTTATCAGCTTTTTACAATGAACCGGACGAGTCGATTTACCTATTTACGGCAATGACCAATTTTGATGTACATGTATATAGTGATGATGACTCAACAATGTCAATTATAGAAAGGTAGAAAAAATATGCCATTATTAAAAAATATTAATTTAAATGGAGCTTTACTTGAAATTGCAGATACAACTGCACGTGAAACTGCTGATACTGCATTATCGAAAGCAAATGAGGCACAGAAAACTGCTGATACTGCATTATCGAAAGCAAATGAGGCACAGAAAACTGCTGATAGTAAAGCATTAATCACATATACCGAAAGTGAAATGACAATTTACATTAAGTAAAGGAGAGAATTAAGCATGAAATATGTATCGAATTTTGAATTCAAAGACTCATCAGAAAAAATATACATCAAAGATTCAGAAGCTCGTAACAGATTAAATGACGCAGAGAAATCAATCAATACCATTAATTCAGTGTTAAATACAGATCATGCAAATGAATGTATTTTAATCGGTGATTCATACGCTGTCAGTTCAGTAGTTGGAACGGGTTATAGCTGGCAGGATTTATTTGAAAATTACACAGGAATAACATGCCACAAATATTCTCAAGGTTCTATTGGTTTTGTGGGAATTACTTCAAACACATTTTTGACTTACTTAAACAGAGCTATTGCAGATATAACTAATAAAGAAGCAATAAAAAGCATCATTGTTTGTGGGGGTTGTAATGACAATGGAATCACTGCATCAACTCTTGAAAATGCAATTTCTACCTTTATCACAAGGGCAAAAGCAAGTTTTCCAAACGCTACAATTTATATTGGATGTATTGGAAATTTTAAAAATAGTTTTTCAAATCACGAAAAAATGTTCATAACAAAAAACATCTACAAAAAGTGTGTAAAGTACAAAGCTGTTTTTCTTAATGGTGTAGATTTTGTTATGAAAAACAACGGAAATTTTCAGAGCGATAACGTTCATCCAAACACAAATGGTTGCTTAGAACTTGCAGATGCAATCGTAAATGCTTTTAAAACTGGTTTCTATCAGGGAAACGCATATAAAAGAACTATACCAACTGCTGCAGGGATTGTCAGTAATTTCTCTCATAATCCTTTTAACGTTTATCAGTTTGCTACTAATGATGGTTGCTCAACTGCAATATCTGGAGGTTATAATGCAGGCGATGGCATTCATTGTAATTTGAAAGAAAACGTAAATATCAACGGTTCAAATCAGTATTTAATCGGTGTATTAAATGATTCTCTTGATCTTGGCGAAAATGCAGGACAGAACTGTTGCATGATGCAGTGTCGACTGATGGATGCAAATCCTTACCCAATAGGTGTATATCCTTGCGTTGTGTCATTAGTTGATAACAAAATATATGCAAAAGTAATTCTGCAAGCGGATGGAGCTAATTTTCAAAAGCCTGTGAACGGTGTAAGCCGAATTGATTTGCTTTACAATGGTTCAATCTATACTTCAAGAGTGTAGATATGAGACTACCAGACTATTGTTCTGGTAGTCTTTTTATTACTCCTGCATAGAATTAATAGTTTTAAACCAACTATGAAATATTTCCAATGCTTCTTCCTCTTTAACAGTGTGCAATTCTTCTACTGTTCTACACCCCCCAAAAACATCCATATAGTATTTCCCACTTCCTCTCTGTTTGTACAAAGAATACGGTTCTCCGTAACTTGTAAATAATGTTTCAATGATTTCCAATCCATATAATTTTCTTCCTGTATAAAAATCATAACCTATCATGTCTTACTCCTTTTCCCTCCTGATTTATTTGTTAATCACATTTTATCCCAATTGAGCAAAAATGTCAAGTCTGACTATTTAACATAT